AGACAAAGAGTATTAATGCAATTACGTCCCCATCAGGAAAAAGCACTGGAAGCACTAGCAAGACATCCTAAGGGGCAGATCATCGTACCTACAGGCGGTGGTAAGACTCTTATTGCTATTAAGGATGCTATAAGAAGACTCAATGGTCTTACTGATCCAACTCTTGTTGTAGTTGCTCCACGCATCCTATTAGCAGAGCAATTATCATCTGAGTTCTTGGAAGAGATTGAGAATGTATCTGTGATGCACGTACATAGTGGTGAAACACATCATTATAGTACAACTAAGAGTGATAAGATTCAAAAGTGGGTAAGAAATACACAGGGAAGTAAATTAATCTTTACAACATATCATTCACTTCATAGATTAGTAGAAGCAGATGTTGTTGTAGACACAGTATATTTTGATGAAGCACACAACGCAGTACAAAAGAATTTCATAGAGTCAGTTGATTACTTCTCACTACCATTTAATTCTTTACGTTGCTACTTCTTTACTGCAACACCAAAGCACAGTAGAACACCTTTCAAGGCAGGTATGAATGATAGTGACATATTCGGTAATGTTATTTGTAATGTACCAGCACCTACATTAGTAAAGCAAGGTCACATTCTACCACCAAAGGTAAAAGTATATAAGACTGACATATTAAAGAAGGATGAAATAACATTCGATGTAGAATGTAATCAGATCATGAATAATATTGATGACCATAAGACTAAGAAGATCTTAGTATGTGCTAAATCTACCAAACAGATTACAGGATTGATCTCATATCCTAAGTTCCTTGACGAATTGGAAGGTAGAGGTTATGATTGCATGTATATTACATCCAAGACTGGTGCTGTCATCAATGGTAAGAAAGTCAGTAGAGATGAGTTTTTTGAGACATTGAGTGCATGGGGTAAGGATGAGGACAAGAAGTTTGTTGTCTTACATCACAGTATCCTAGCAGAAGGCATCAACGTAAAAGGACTTGAGGCAGTCTTATTTCTAAGATCTATGGATTATATCGGAATATCACAAACGATAGGAAGAGTGATCCGTAAAGGTGGCAAAGATAAGACCTATGGATTAGTATGTGTTCCTGTGTATTCTAAGGTCGGTATTAGTACAGCCCGTAGAGTACAGGCAGTAGTCGATACTGTGTTTGAGAGGGGCGAACCTGCAATTAGTGTAGTTAAACGATGAGAGACACGATTTTATTTGGAGATTGTAGAGATACACTCACACAATTTGATGAACAGGCAAGAATGTGTGTTACATCCCCACCTTACTATGGTCTAAGAGACTATGGTGGGGAGGAGTCACAAATTGGTATGGAACAAACACCAGAGGAATATATTGATGAAATGGTCAAAGTATTCAGATTAGTGAGAGATTGTCTTACTGATGATGGCACACTATGGTTAAATATTGGAGATAGTTATTACAATTACCGAAGTGATGGAAACTATCCTAAACAAACAGTAAGTAGAACTAGACAAGACTTACCTGTTAAAACACCTGTTAGAGGAAATAAACTAGAGGGATTAAAGAGTAAAGATCTTATTGGTATTCCTTGGATGCTTGCATTTGCTCTAAGATCTGATGGATGGTATCTCAGACAGGACATTATATGGCACAAACCAAATCCAATGCCTGAGAGTGTGAGAGATAGATGTACTAAGTCACACGAGTATATTTTCTTATTAAGTAAAAACAAGAATTACTACTACGATAATGAAGCAATCAAAGAACCCGCAAAAGATTGGGGAACAAGAGACAGAACAAACGGAAAATACCACAACGAAGGAACAGGACTCCAACCCCATAGCGGACTTACAAAATCATATCCAACAAAAAATAAACGATCTGTCTGGTCAGTAACTAAGAAACCATATAAAGGAGCTCATTTTGCTACATTTCCACCTGAGTTGATTGAACCCTGTATCAAAGCAGGAAGCGAGGAAGGAGACATCATATTAGATCCATTCATGGGATCAGGAACCACTGCTGCAGTGGCAAAATCGCTAGATAGAGACTATATTGGATGTGAACTGCATGAAGACTATGGTAGTCTAATTCAGAAAAGAGTGCAAGAATATCATCCAGTTGAAGAAGTGTCACAACAAACTACCATAAACATTTTAGATATTATATAATATGTACATATCAAAGGAGGAACCCTAATGCGTTGTGAAGTCAAACTGTATGTTGCAGGCACAGTCTTTTATGAAGATGTATATGCAAAAGATTATAGAGAAGCAAAGCAAGTAGCTCTTGCACGTAATCCAAATGCCACTGTTGTGAGTGTTAATGCCAGATGAAATTAACACAAGAAGTAATTGATAAAATTCAATTAGCAATGACTCATACCAAGATGAATGGTGAAACCAACTGGAAAGATGGTGATGAGATTGATGTTTGTTTAGGTGGTACATTTGCAGGTGATAAATTTATCAGCATCATAAACAGAACAAGAAGCAGTACTAGAAAAACATGAGATATGCGAATGAACAATGAAACTAAATTAGTTTTTGCTCTTGAACATATTGCACATCTTGAGGATTTGATTAAGGGTAATGATTGGGAAGAATTTCTTATTCAACCCTTATCAACTATGAAGTATGAATTTTTAAGACAATTAAAGGATGAGCAGTACAGAAAGAAAACCAAGAAAAACTAACTATCAAACCTTTTATAAGGATGCGATAGCAAATAAGAAAGGATACGTAACTAAAGACGGTATGTGGGCTGCTATACCATCCAACGGAAAGAAATTTGCTATTGTTCATAATGGAGAAGTAGTACACTTCTCAAGAAACTATGATAGTGCCATGAACTACATACTGAAACAATCTAAGAAATCCAAATGAGTGAAACTAAACAAGATAAATGGGATCGTGGGAAGACCCTTTTTCTTGAATCTGTTTATAAACCCGATGTTAAATTGAGAGGATGTGCTCACAATCAAGAATGTTTCCATGAACTGATGGAAATAAGGGATCAGGTTATTGTCATGGTAAAGGCAATGAAGAATCCACATAGTCCACAAACACCAAGTGAGTATTATTATGAAGATTGATACACAAGGAATGAGTCTATCTCTTGATTCTAATTACAAAGAGACAAAATCAGTAGATGAGCAAAGAGAAGAGATTTCTAAAGCAATCATCCAACCAACAAGATTATTCACTCCTGAGTATGTTAAGGAGATGAAAATTCTTATCAATGAAGTGTTAGATGAACGTGAGTACAATAAGAAGATGAAAGGTGCATATGATATTGGTGGGTATGAACTACCACCGTCATATTTTGATACAGAACATTTTAAACATGTAATTGGTGAACCAGAGCCAGAGTATAAAGATTGGAGTCAATAAATTAAGCACCAATTTGTGTGTGTTAGATGACAAATAAAATATAATTTTTCTCAATTAAAATATATAATGAGAACTATTAGATTATCTTATGCTATCAACAAAATATCGTCTTCGGCTTGAGTCAATTTGTAAATCAATTGCAGCAGGAACTGAAGTTAGTTTAGAGGACATGATATGGGCAGAGAAGTTGGCAAAGGCAAATACGAGTGCGAGAGGGATGATAAAACAAGCAAGAAGAATAAAGACGAATCCGAACGATTCTTTTTTGAATAACTTGAATATAGGAGACTCCGATTCAAGTGGTAAACAAGTAAGGGGTTTCAATAGTCCAGATGAAATGTACGATTGGTTTCGACCAGACAGGTCAGATGACTGGCGACAACGTGACTAGGTATATGTGCGTAGGCATAAATTTTTGTTAAAATGTATCAGCAAATACAGACATTTTTTGTCTAAATAATGATAGAATTAGGAGAACAAGATGATCTGAATCTCTTTGTTATTGTAGTTCATTGGAGACAATTATGCACAACTTAATACCATTTAATCAATTAGCTGGATCGAAACATGAAGAAACATATGATCCACATCAAGATTTAATCACGGAATACTACGAGTGCCTAATTGACTGTGATAAAGACCAACATGTTTGTAAACGTATATGTAGGGAGGTTTTAATTTAAAACAATTACACGTCTATTCTAACAAACAAATGATAAAGTATCAGCATCCACCGTAAAGGTAATTAAATAGTCACACTAACCCTTGACACAATGTGTCAGGGGTTTTATAATATTAAGGAACTAAAAGATATATGAGTCATTATAGAAAAGCACTATTTCCAATACACATTTATCAGACACATATAAAAGAGAATGAATTGATAAAAGATGAATTGTCAAATAACATTGAAAAATATGTTAAAGATAAATCATTGAAAATTCCTGATGGTTGGCTTACAGATAGTCTACAAACATCATATGATTTTAGCACTGCTAATATAGAATTATTTGATAATAATAGTATTGTTCATGATTATTACAATAAATATCTCTCTAAGATGTTTGATAAACCAGTAGAGTTAATTATAAGCGAGATGTGGTTTAATTATTATTCAAATGGTGAGTATCAAGAACCACATCATCATATTAATAGTCTTTCTGTCACTAATAGACGAGCA